CCTTATTTTTATATAGAAGAAGCTAAAATATTCGAAGGTGATAAAAAAATTATTTATTCGAATGAAGGTAAAAAGCCATGCCCTTGTATAATTAATGTAAATTTAGAGCAAGATGCTTGCTATTTGCAAGTAAGTGATAGTAATGGCAATGCTATTCTTCTTGGAACTTATCCAAGCCTTGTTAATAAAGTAGTTAATGAAAAAGAAAACCAAGTAGATGAAGCATGTGAGACAAAGACTAATTTCTCAAATGGTTCTTTTGTAGATGCAAATAGAGTTGTTACTGGTGGAATAGATGCATGTGCTGTAAATGAAGGCGGATGGGCAATAGTAGCAAATGATTATGGAAGTGGAGATAAATGGCATGGGCCTTCCATAAGAAGAAATCTTATTCCAGATATAGTTGATTTTGAAGTACAAGGCTACTTCTATTTTGATTCAACAGGAAAATTAAAATACAACGAAACTGCAAGTACAAATACAACTACTACAGTTCAATACAAAGTAACGGCTTCAAAAGTATCTTTAAAGGAAAAAAGACTTTCTAGCAGTAAGACGATAAAAACTATAAAAAAGGGTGTCTATTTGACTGCTAGTGAGGTTACTAATGGTTGGATAAAAACTACTTATAGTAATCAAACAGGCTGGATAAAGATTTCAACGGGATTGAAAAAAATTACTACAAAAACAAGTAATTATTATACAAATCACTCAGCATCATTAAGAAGTGGAGCGAGCAAAAAAACAAAATTGATAACTACAATTCCAAAAGGTACAGCAGTTGATTATTTAAACAGTACAAAGAATAAATACAGCAAAGTAAGTTACAACGGAAAGACAGGCTATGTTTATAGTGAATACCTTACAAAAGGTTCAGACACAACGATAGAAACAGATGAAGAAATAGTTGTAGCTGAAAATCAATTAGGCTTGTTAGAAATGTACGGATGCGATGTGAATGGTGTAAAATTATTCAAGTTTATGCTATGTGATGATCAGAAATATTTTGAATCAAACTATCCAGTTATACAAATAGGGAATAAAACTGTATTAGAGGATAAAGACTTTAGTTTACCAGAAGTAAAATTTACAACAACTACAGAAGGTGACAAGGATAAACTTACTATAAAAAAACACTATCTTAATATGGGACAATACGGAGATTGGAATGAATTCAAAGGTAATTTCAATGTAAAAAGAGAAGGCACAAAATGGAGCGTTGAAGTTGTTAAATATAATTCAGAAGATGAAATAGCTAAGACAATAAAAGTAGATGATATAAGGGATAGTGATTTTCCAGTAGGAAACTTAAACCATATAGATGTTTTTTTTGGGCAGTACGGAGAAGAAAAAACAGTTAATACAATGACACTTAATAGAATTATTGTAAATAAATTAAACGATACAACTCAAGAAGATATAAACTTATGCATTTTTAAAGCTGGAGATGAAATAAGCATAGATACTTTAAATCAAAAGGTTTATAAAAATGGTGAGCTTTTTATGGATTATATAGATTATGGAAGCTATTTCTTTAACCTACAACAAGGTGAAAATACAATAACAATAAATTCAGACAGTCCAATATCTTCTAGTAGTGTAATATTTAATGAAAGGTTTAATAGATAATGTATAGAGTAAACACGATTTATATTTTAAATAGAAGAAAAAAAATAATAGATGTTATACCTTCACAGGGGGATAGCTGCTTTTTTGATGATGAATATGAGTTGGACTTAGAAACTTTTATAGATACTTATACATTATCTGTAAAAGATGTAAAAAGGTATTCTGACAAGTTAATAGGACTTAACTATATAATTTTTAGGTTTAAAGGTAAAGATAGATTATTTCAAATATTTGAATCTGGAACAACTCATGAGAAAAAGAATATTATAACTGACATTTACTGTGAAAATACAGGTATAACACTTATAAATGAGCCAACTCAACCGCAAGTAATAGTTGGTAATGTAAAACAATTTCTTGATTCCGTACTTATTAATACAGAGTTTGAAGTTGAATATGTTGATAGTGAGTTGCTTAATACAGTGCTTACTATTGAAATTGAAACAAAAACAAACGTATTAAAAGCTATTCAAGATAATATAGCTAGTTTCAGCGCTGAGCTTGAATTTGCAGTCAAAAGACAAGGTAGTAAGTTAAAACAGATTATAAATGTATATAAGAAAAAAGGAAAAATAACGAATAAGATTTTTACATATAGCGATAATGTAAATAAAATAGGCCAAAGCAAAAAATGGTCAGATTTCTGCACAGCATTAATTCCTTATGGAAAAGATGATATAACTATACATTCTGTAGAATGGATAAAAGGAAAAGGTGATCTAGCTGATAAACCACTTAATCAGGACTTTATAGCTGATGAAGAAGCTTTTAAACTCTATAATAATAATGGTAGGCATATATTCGGCTACTTTGAAAGTGATGCTAATAATGCATCTGACTTGTTAAAAGAAGCATATGAGGAATTGCAAAAACGTTCTAAACCTCAAGCAACTTATGAAATGGCTGTTTCTTATGATGATGAACTTGATATAGGCGATACTGTATCAATAAGAGATTTTGACTTTGGAGTAAAACCATTACTTTTAGAAGCTAGAGTTAACAAATTGAAATTATCTTTTTCTGATGAAACAAAATGTACAGCAGAATTTAGCAATTATAAAGAAGTTACAAGCAAAATAAAAAACCTATCTAACAAAGATGATTTATTAAAAGAAATAATTGAATTTCTTGGTGGTATTGGAATAGGTGATTTGACTGACGAGGATATTGCTAAGATAAGAGAGTATTTAGAAAAAATGGGAGTAGAAAAAGAAGAAATAGACAAGATATTTGATGAAATTCAAGATATTATAAATCCTAAGCCAAAACCTCCTGATGAAGGTGATGATGGCGACCCTATTTATGTAGCTGATTATAAAAATGGTGTATGGCTTGGTGATGATAGATTTTATCAAATAAAAAAATCTAATACAGTTTCAACTACAGACCCAGCTAATGACGAATATGCAGACGCATTAGCACTATACGAAAAATATGACATAAGCAAATACCAAAATAAAGCAAATCTTAATAATTTATCATCTACAGGAAATAAATATAAGTTATATCTTATAGTTGAATATTATGCTAGAAAATTTGGATTAGACCCCAACTTAGTATATGCAGTTATAATGGGAGAATCTAGGGGTGACCCTTACAGTACTACTGGTAGTAATGGTGGCTACGGCCTTATGCAATGTGAAAGAAGTACGTACTTCAAAGAGTGGGGGAATAAAGCTCAAACCATAAAATATATAGATGGCACAACTAAAACATTCCTTCCATCTTATTCCAACATGACTCCATACAAAGGAGGGAATGCTACTTTAAGTGGAATTACAGTCGATAGAAATATCTTAAATCAAATAAGATTCGGCTGTTGGGAATTGAGACAATGCATAGATTATGCACACGGAAACATATTTGCTGGATTAGTAGCTAATAACATGGGACAAGGTTCACTTAACTGGATAGTATCAAAATATGTGTGCGATAAATACGGATATACATTTGTTGATTCTTACTATTTAAGTTCTCAATCGAATCAAACAAAATTGAAAGTTTATGAGGAATTAGATAGCCTAAAATTTGATTTTGCAGCTTACAGACAAACACTTAAAGACCAAAAAGGATTAGGAACACCGAACAACGTAGAGCTATATCTATGTTGGTACAAAGTAGTAGATGGTCAATTACCTTACTACAAAGATGCACAAGGAAATAAGCTAGGATATGGAGTAGGTGTATCTACTCCAAAAGGAACAGGCAAAGCAAGTTCAAGTGATACAAGACAAATAATAGTTGACACTGCAAAAGCTATAGTACAACAACACACCGACAAATTGGCTACGTATGACCAATCATACAGAACATGGAACTTCAAGAAACCAAATAAACGTAGTGGGACATTCTATGGCATTAAGAATCCGATTTGCTATGACTGCAGTTCTATGGTTACTTGTTGCTATGGTGAAGCTGGACTAAAAAGTATATTTCATAGTGATTCATATTGTGCATATGGTACATTGGTTAAATATGCAACGGCTAAAGATGGGTATAAAATGTTTAAAATCACTAAAACATCTATAGAAAATATGAAAGCTGGAGATATTATAATGATGTGCAATAATGAATGTCCTACAACATTAACTAGAGCGAAAGCTATGGCAAAGAACTTTACACATCATACGTTAATTTACTGCGGTAAAGAAAACGGAACACATATGGTAGCTCATGCTAGAAAGTGGGATTATTGGCCAAAGGCTATAAGGTATATGCCAGTATACAATGATATCTATAAATATGGATTCTGTTTACGACCTTATGACCTTGTCGAAGCTGATAACAATAATGTGGAGGACACTCCTATTATCGACAAGACAGATATGAATGAAGTGTATATAAAAGCTGTTAGAAAAGCAAATGCATATGATTTTTATGATGACAACAATAATTTGTCAAATAAAGTAGAGGGGCTATTTGAAGATGATGATAAAGTTTATCCAAGTTCAGCACCTTATACACTTATTCACTTTGGATTGAATGATCTAACAGAAAAAGGTATAACAGGAATTAAAACTCTTACAAATATCTTAAAAACAAAATATAGAAATACACCGATTTTCATATTAAAGGAATTACATGTTGGAACTGCTTATGCAGATTATACAACTGTAAATACTTCTATAGATGCATTTAACACTGAAATTAAAACATTCTGTGACAATGAAGAAAATGTATTTTTATTAGATGTTTCTAGTAAATTAGAAACTTATACAAGTGTATTAAACTCAAATTACACCAATGACGGTTATTCTTTTAAGGATGATACTAGCATTGGTGTTTTTTATGATGCAATAAAAGAAAAATTACTAGCTACCCCTATCGGCTATAAAAAGAAAGATGATAGTGGTAGCACTGGCGGTGGGAACGATGACGATAGCAATGCATCGAAACGTGAAGGTAAAGTTATAGATATCGTATTAGAAAGCACAAAAACTTACACTTGGCCTAAAATGACAATAAAATCACTTACATTTAAACTGCAAAGTGATGTAGATAAAAGTTTTTACGCTAGAATGATATTTACTACTGCAGATGAAATAAGTTACTCACAAAGTAAAATTTGCTATCTTGAGGGCGTAGATTGTATTGCTGGGCAACTAGTACCAAAACCTAACACTGGATATAAAATCACAATAATGGCCAATGTAAATAGTTCAATAGATTATAAATATTACGGCTCTGTGTCAGTAGACAAGGGCGAAGGATATGCAGACCCTTATACTTTTAAAGGTGGAGAAAAGGTAGCAGAAATAGCAAAAACATACCTTAATCAAACGGGACTTGAATACAGGGGACAATATTCTACAACAGCAGTAAAAACACCCGCATCATATTCGAATCCAGCTAAATATCTAGATAAATGGTACGATTCGAGCAGAAAAAAGGCACAAATAGACTGTAGTACACTAACAAAATTTGCATATATGGGATTAGATTATGACCATTCCCCTTATGCTAACCACAAGATGACAAGTCTAAAACGTAATACTGCTTATAGTTGGGCGTTTACATTCCCTCGTACTGCAGCAGAGCAAGCTGAATATTGTGTTAAGAACGGTTGGGTTTTACATGATGTAGATATAATAAATTTCAGCAATTTAGAGCCTGGAGACATTGTATTTTGGGATAGAGATAACAAAGAAAACGGTCGTTATATGAATTGCTCACATGCAGCTATTGTTATTAAAAAAACAGAAGATGGTGGTTCGGTATATACAATAGAATCTACTCAATGTGAAAACGGTGTGAAGACAAGATTGATAACAGAAAACAAAACAGATAAGATACTATTCTGTGCTAGACCTAAGAAATTATAGGAGGGATTATTATGAGCAATATAGAGACTATAACTAGAGAGCATGATAATTTCTCCTCTAGTTATGATGAACTTGTTTCTTTACTTGAAAGAGTAATAACAAATAGAAAAATAACACAAGATGACAAATATGATTTAGAAAAGGCGCATGCCACTTATTCGGAAAATTATAATGAAGTCAAAAGAATACTAGAAAATGAAAGACAGACTAATCTGAAAGAACAAATTAAAGCTGTAAGTGACAGTAAATTAGATGCAGATATAAAAAGCATAGTAAATATTCTTACGAATAATGGAGAAAAAACGACTTTATATTTAGATGAAAATGGAGTTTTATATATAGATGGGGAAAAAATTCCAGAAATACGTCAGACAAAACTTATAGTAGATGAACAAAATGGGAAAATTGAATCTTTAGTTGCTGATGGATTTGTAGAAGATGCCGAAGGGAATAAAGTTAAATTAAAAGTTCTATATTCAACATTATCTCAAACTGTAAATGGGATAGAGTCAAATGTGGGTACTATAGAAGGGGTAGCCAATGACGCTAATTCAAAAGCAGAGGCTGCTATTACAAAAGCATCCCAATTAAAACAAACAGTGGATGGTATTAAGTCCACTGTAACAAGCACTAGTACTGTAGTAGATGGCTCTATAAAAGAAACTTATAACGAATTCTATTTATCTGACAGTAATACTTCTGCAACTGGAGGCACTTGGGCTACAACTGCTCCTGCCCCACAAGCTGGTAAATATATATGGTTAAGAGATGTGTATGTAACAAACAAAGGCGATAAAACTTATGGCAACCCTGTATGTATTACTGGAGCTAAGGGAGATAAAGGTGAACGAGGGCTTCAAGGATTACAAGGAGAGAGAGGAGAACAGGGGGTACCTGGTAAAGACGGAGATGGGAAAACATCTTATTTCCATATAAAATATTCTAGTGTAGCTAATCCTACTGCATCTTACCAAATGTCAGAAACACCTGATATTTATATAGGAACTTACGTAGACTTTGACCCTTCAGATAGCACCGACCCTAATAAATATATTTGGTATAGATTCCAAGGCTTACAAGGTGAAAAGGGAGAACGAGGAATACCTGGAGTTGGGACAGATGGGAAAACAAGCTATCTACACATTAAATATTCTGATGACGGTGGCCGAACTTTTACATCCTATAACGGTGAAACTGTAGGTACTTATATCGGAACTTATACAGATTTTAATCCAAGTGATTCACATGATGTAGGTAGTTATACTTGGGCTAAAATTAAGGGTGACCAAGGTAGTGAAGGCATTGGCGTAAAACAAGTGCAGATATTATACTATGTACACTATAGTAAAACATCAGCTCCAAGTACTTCAGCTACAGGGTGGACAACAAATATCCCAGCTTATCAGACAGATAGATATTTATGGCAAGTTAATAAAATTACTTATACAGATAATTCGATAGCTTTTACTACTCCTGTATATCTAAGTAGTTGGGAGGCTAATAATAAAGCAGAAACTGCAATATCTATAGCTAACCAAACAAGTGAAAAATTTGAATGGATAGTGCAAAAAGGCTCTACAAGTTCAAGCATAACTTTGACTGATAGCTTAATACAAGCAATAGCATCTTCTAACATTCAATTGTCAGCTAAGAAAATATTAATCAACGGATTAATGGAGGGTTCTGGTTGGAAAATTACTGATGAAGGTGAATTAGATATTTTGGATCTAAATGTAAGAGGTAATTTTACATGTGATTCTTTAAATGTAGATACTTTGATATCAGCAGATATTCCACCTGCACTTTCTGAAAATAAAACTATCTATGTATCAAGTGGAGAAACAATTTCACAATATTTAGATGATTTACCGTTGAATCTTAATGGTTTTACAGTAGAAATTTATCTAACTTCAAATACAACAGAAAATCTTGAGTTGAGAAGACATGCAAATGGACTAGTCAATATATTTCTATGTGGTAACACAATAAAAGGAACTATACGAAGTATATATAATAATGCCAAATACAGTATTTATGGGGGTAATAGTATCACAGACACTACGATGGGTTCTATAATGCCTTATACTAGTTATAATGTGGGAAGTTATTATTATACTACTATATTTTCTGATTGCCCTAACGTAAATCTATATAACTTAAAAGTTTATGGCGACAGTGTAAATTCCAATTCTGTAGGAGTTGGAGCAACTCAAAAATCAAAAGTGTATATGGAAAATATATCATTTGTAGGTTGTAAATATAATTGTAGAACTTATTCGATGACTGAATTGTATTGTCAATCATCTTCTGGTCTTTCGACTGGAAATTCGTGGAATACTGGTACAGGAGCAAAAATTGTGTTATATCCAGGACAACAAGCAGGTGGAGGAAATAATACATTTACAAGTGGTAATGGACAAATAATTTCTACTGGAGTTACTTTTGCATCTTCAAAAGATAGCGGTTCAAATACAACTACTGTCAACCCAACAACAACTAGATTTGAAACATTTAAACCAAAATATGCAGACACTTATAGAAGTTCAAAATACAATAACTGGGAAGGTAGAGGAAAATGTAGACAAGGTAATTGGGGATATGGTAATTGTAATGGTTATTGGTTCTATGGTAGCCAATTTGCAGAAGTTAAAGGCAAGAATATAACAAAAGTTGAAATAGATGTGGCTAGAAGTAGTGATATAGGTTCATCAGCATCAACTTCTCATACTTTTAGAGCACATACATATGGTAGCCGACCAAGTTCAACGCCTAGTTTTTATACTAGTTGCAACAAGTCTCTATCATTAGCATGGGGAGGAAAAGGAACAGTTACAATTACAGATTCGACTGTTCTAAGTGGAATAAAAAATGGAACAATAAAAGGATTTGGAATTCAGTCAACGTACGATAGTAGTCATTACTCAGCGCTAACTAATGGAACAATAAGAATTTACTATACAGAATAGTAAGTTGTATATCAGCATTAATGCTATTAAGGAGGTAATAAATGTCTAATATAACTAATTTAAATAGAGATTACTTAATAAAAATCAATGTAAAAGAAGCAACAATAGATGTACCTAAAATGACATTTTGGAATACAGATAAAAAGACTTCTAATATGTTTGTGCAACTTGTTATAAATATGAGTACAAATGAATTAATAAGTAATTATGTAACTGTACAAAATGCAACTGATTATAAAATTACACTAAATGTAATAAAGCCTAAAACAAATCAATATAAAACAATTGAAGCAACTCTATTAAACGAAGAAAAAGCATTATTTGAAATAGATTTACCAGATGAATTTACTGATCAAGTTGGTAATTACAACTTTGAGTTTGAAGTATCTAGTAAAGTAGATAGTAATGATGAAAGTATAACTACTTCAAGTTCAAGTTACACAGTAAATGGAAGTATATTAACTAATTTAAACGAAGAAACATCATCAAGTCCAGATTTACCAATTTTAAAACAGTTAATAGAACAAGTAAAATCTTTACAAGGTGGAGATTTAACAGGTTATCAAAAGAAAAGTGATAATTCATTAGAAACAACTAGCAAGGAAGTAGTGGGAGCTATCAACGAAGTTAATTCGCAATTTAAAGAGATTGCGAAACAAATTGAACAAGGTGGGACAGGTGGAAATATTAATATGTCAGGTTTTACAGCGTATACATTATTTGAATCACCTACGATTGCAGATACATGGGCGTGTAAGAAAGGACCACGAATTTTAGAAATGACATCAGATGAGTTTTTATCCACTTTTTATGATGCATATATTGGAACTAATTCTGATGGGTATACTGTTACAAAAACTGCATTAGGTAAAGATGAAACTCAAACTTATACAATTCACGAATATGACTTTAAGCCAAAAAATTGGAACAGAATGATATTACTATCTGGAGGTATGCATCCATATGAATTGTCAGCTTGTTTTGGCTTAGCTCACTTTATGAAATTTTTAATGAATAACCATGATTCTCATGAAGGTTTAAAATATATATATGAAAATGTAAGAATAAAAGTAGTTCCTATAATAAATGTATGGGGGTGGAATCAAAATCCTAAAACATATGGAAATGTTAATGGCGTAAATATTAATAGAAATTTTGATGCTAATGGAAATTGGGATAAATTACCTGTGGTAACACCTAGTCAAAACGAATGGAATGTAAAAGGGGATGCACCATTTTCAGAAAATGAGACAAAAGTTATGAATAACTGGTTATCAAATAATACTGGTGCTGAATTTTATATTGATACACATACTGGTTTAAATGCTTTTGGTAATGCAGATAATTGTTTATATTATCTTCCAAACAGTACTTTAAAAAACAAAATCGAAACAGCTTTAGGAAAGCTTAATAATTGGATAAAAGATAAATATGGAACATTAGGAACAAGTAATAGTGACAAAATGTGGACGGGAACACCGAATTGCATTACTGATTATGCTGAAACATCTGCACTAGAAATACCAGCTTTCACAATAGAACAAAATCCTGAAAATAGAAAATGGGGTACATCGACTAATAATGAAGGTTCTGATATAATGCATTATGTAACAACAATATCAACTTATATTATGGAACTTTTACTGAAAGAAACTGAAAATATAAATTTAAAGAATCTGATAATAAAGTTAAAACAACAAGAAATTGAAGCTAATAAAAAATTGGAAAATGAAAAAGAACTAGAAACCAATAATTCTTATTATAGTATAACTAATAAATTAACTAATTGTATAACAAATAATAATTCAACTTCTATAATGAAGGAATCACCATATAATGCTATAATAACACCAGATGACGGTTATATACTAAATAGTATAACTGTAACGATGGGTGGAACTGATATAACAAGTACAGTAGTTAATGAAAATTCTATAAACATTGCGAAGGTTACAGGAAATATAATTATTACTGCTATTGCAAGATTAAAAAGCAAAGATAATAAAAATATATTTAATGTAGATTTAACTACTGTAAGGAATGGCGATACAAGTATTATAGATACTACTAATAACAAAACATTAGATATTATAGGGAGTGATTGGACTAAAAATGATGATGGTGGTCTTGTTTTTGGGACAAATAGCTATATAAAATATAATGATGGATTATATGACAAGCACAAAGAATTTACATTAGTATTAGATATGTTATTAGATAGTACAGTTAATAATAATGTAACTAGATATATTGTATATTATGGAGATTTTAATAGTTCTAACGATGGGTTTGTAATAAAATTACATGGCAAGTTCCTTCAATTACAAGATTTTAGTAATTCGTTAATTAATATACAGTGGGATAAAACTAATATAGATAGCAGACAAAAATATATAATAACATCAAGTGATGGAAATATTGTATTAAGAACAAAAAATGATATCCTTGCTACAGGAACTATAGATTTGAAAGTGCCAAGTTTACTTCAAACAACATTCGGAAATATAGACCAATTTAATAGAAATACAAATACTAAATTCTATGGAATAAGTCTATATAATTATGCATTAAGTAATGAAGAAATTCAATCATTATAATTTGATATATTATAATTTGTATGATATCCTTTAATTTAAAAGGGGGGTATTATATGGAAATAAATAATAAAATAGCAATTTATGTATTAGTATATATTATTTTGCCGATTATATTAATTTTAAGTTGTAAAAAACAAGATAAAAAAGATATATTAAGTAAAGATACAACTGATGCAATAAAAGGATTTTTAGTTATTTATGTGGCAATACATCACTATGTACAGAAAATATCTAATCCAGAATTATTAAATCCTTTAAATTATGTTGGATTTTTATGTGTATCATTTTTCTTTTTAATGTCTGGTTATGGATTAACATTATCATATTATAAACATGGGAATCTTAAAGGATTTTTTAAAAAAAGATTTTTAAGATTATATTTTCCATTTGTAGTAGCTAATATTTTAATAGGATTATTAGATAATATAACTATAAAAAGTGGATATTCTATAAAAGATATTTTGATTACATCATTTACTTTAAGAACTATTGATGGTAGTGTTATGCTATGGTATATATTTGTTCAAATATTAATGTATATATTCTTTTATATTGCATTTACAATTTTAAGAAATAAAAATAGTAAAATCCTATGCATTATACTTTCAACACTAGCTTATATGTTTGTAGCTAAGCATTTAGGTCAAGGAGAATGGAGATATAATACTTGTTTATGTTTTTCAGTTGGAGTTATAATTGCTACTTATAAAGATAAATTAAAAGATATATTTGAAAAATATAGTATAGGAATAATAGGGATATTACTTACTGTATTTTTAGTATCTTGGTATTTGATTATAAAGGGAATATATAGTTATTGTATTACTTTTATATGTGCGGTAATATTTGCATTGCTATTAGTAGCAATTACATATAAAGTCAATTTCAAATCAAAAATATATAATTATATAGGTAAAATATCATATGAATTTTATATAATTCAGTTGCCAGTGATAGAAATGATTATTAATGTGATAGGAAATAATGTTTTAGGAATATACTTAATTTTATTATCAACTGTAGTTATTTCCATAATAACTAATAAAATAGCAAACTATATAAATAGTAAGATAGACTAGATTAATTTCTAGTCTTTTTTAATACAGTTGTTAATTCGCAATTTAAAAATATTGCGTACCAATTTACCAAGTAAATACCAAGTAAAAATGGTATTTAAATCATTTTATAGTATAATAACTGTAAGGGGGTGAAAAAGATGTAAAATGTGAGAATGCAAGAAATAAAAAACAACTATATATAATTAAAAACCTAAATCTATTTTAAAAAGGGCTGTAGCGGTACAGTCCTTTTATTATGCAAGAAAAGAGGTATAAATGAGCGAAGAATTATTAGAACATAAAGTAAAAATTCATGAACAGAGAATTAATAATCATTCAGAGAGAATAGACAAATTAGAAAACAGACAGGCAGAAATGACAGTAAAATTAGATAATTTATGCAGCACTATAGATAAACTCGCAAGCAACTTAAATAAACTAACTTATGCAATTATAACGGCACTAGTTAGTTTTTTCTTTTATGCAATACAAAATAATCTATTCAAATAGGAGGTAAATATGTTTGATTTAAATTTATTAGGTAGCTATTTAGTTTTAGTAGTAGTAGGTATTTGTGTATGTGTAGGATATGTTATAAAAACAAGTTTTAGTTTTATAGATAATAAATACATACCTTGCATAATGGCACTTTTAGGATGTGCTTTAAACATATGGATAGCTGGATATGTTAGTCCAGAAGTTATATTAGGTGGCTTATTTAGTGGATTAGCCTCTACGGGCTTACACCAAGCTTTTAAGAACTTGATAGAAAAATAAGTATAAATACTTTATAAGATAACTGTAAGGTGCTTAGGAAGTAGATAAGAAGGTCGATTTTTTAAGTACCTTTTATTTTTAGAAAGGATTTGATAATATGACAATAAGTAAACCAAAAATAACAGAAAAATGGCAAAAGAAAAATAAATATGGTAGACCTGGAACTCCATTAGATTATACAAAAGTCGCAATACACTATACAGGTGAAGCGGATGTTAAAGGTTCCGCTACAGTAAATTATTTTAATAACGTTGTTGCAAATGGTTGTATAGTTAATGGAAAGTATGTTTATGCATCAGCACATTTTGTTATTGATCTAGATGGAACAATATATCAATTAATACCTATAGATGAACGTTGTTATTGTACTAATAGTGCCAATGCCTACGCTATTGGTGTTGAAGTCGCAACAACAGGCAAAGATAACCATTATACAGATGCTACATATAAAGCAATGGTTCATTTGTGTGCATGGTTATGTGATAGAAAGGGACTAAATCCTAAAAAAGATATAATCAGACATACAGATGTAGTTGGCAGAGCTTATAAATTATGCCCAATATATATGGTGCTTAATCCAAAGAAATATGAACAATTTAGATTAGATTGTTATAATTTAAAAGCTGGCAAAATAAAAGTATCAGATATAATTAACTGTACAAATGGGAAAGGAAAAGTAACAGTTGTGCCTACTGCTGATACCGCTAAAACTAAATGTGTTAGAATTTTAAAAGATGTAAACATACATAACAAAGCTGATTTTGAAAAAGAAAGTGTAGTAGGCAAAGTTACAGCTGGTGGAGCTTATACTGTAGTAGAAACAATCAAACGTAGTGGAACAGATATGTATAAGCTAAAATCAGGAGTGTATATAACAGCAAGCCCTAAATATGTAGAAGTTTTTGAAAAATAATTATCGGACGCGACCGATAGCGACCGATAGCGACCGATAACATTTAGATAATATGTATAAATATTCCAGATGCAGTCAATACTCCTCGTAAAGGAGGTAATGACTATGAAAAAATTAATGCTGGAAATAACAGGGCGTATTGCATATCTAGGAATTGGAGTAGCAAGTGCTATATTAATAATGATGTAGTATAATAAATAAGGCTGGAGAAATGAATTCTCTAGCCTTTAATGTGTTATAATAAAATGTGGATAAGTTGATTTTACTGACGTTTTAACTGACATTTTAATTTAAAATTTTGCTAAAACGTTGATATTACTAATACTACAAGTTTAATATAATATAGTTACAAGATATATTAAATATGATTTATTAGTGTTTAAATCGGTTTATAATGTTTAAATATCAGCGTTTTTGATTTATTTATTTTTAAATAACTTACTGACAATTTACTGACCAGTTGAATTTTACTGATAAAACTGACAATTTACTGACTTAATATATTGTCAATTTTATCAACTGCTATCTTATCATTTTCTTTAAAAGCGTGCGCGTAGATTTTTAATGTAATAGATATGTCGGAATGCCCCACGCGTTCTGATATTGTTTTTACATCTACGCCAGATGCGACTAACATAGAAACATGAGAATGTCTTAATGCATGTAGCTTTTTAAATTCAAGTCCGATTCTTTTAATAAATCGTTTAAAAGTGATATCTAGATTATATGGATTATAATAATTGTTATTGCTATTTATACATACTGTGTCATATTCTTTTTCTTTCATTAAACCTTGTAACTTTAATTTATTTTGTCTTAATTTCTCTTTTTTTAACATATCAAAAACATGATCTGGTAGAGTGATGCTTCTTATTGATGATTCACTCTTTGGTTGCTTCATGATATATTTGCCTTCTATGTATTGTAAATTGTATTGAATTTTTATAGTTTTATTTTCGAAGTCTACACAATCCCATGTTAAACCTAAAACCTCGCCACGTCTTAGACCTCCATAGATTAAAAGCTTTATAGTATTTTGAAAATATATACTTTCGCTTTCTAAAGCGTTTAGTATCTGTTTTATTTCTTCTATTGAATATATTTCCTCTTCGTGTGTTTTATTGTTCTTCGGAAGGATAATAAAATCAGTAATCCTTTTATTTATCTCTTGTAATCTGTATGCTTCATTTAGCACAGCATTGCATAATTGCATTATTTTTCGTTTTGAACGATAAGCTAAATCTTTTTGAAACACATAATTAACAAATGTTTGATATTTATTTACAGTTATGTCACTTAATTTCATGTTTCCCCAATAAGGTTCGACATGTTTTTTTACGATACTTTTTGCACAAGCAATAGTATTTTCGGATATTCCTAACTTACTATCATAATATTGATAACAACGATTTGTAAAAGAAATGTTACTCGGCAAAGCATAAATATCATTATTTATACTATTTTTTACCTCTATTAATTTTTTATCAGCATCTTTTTTATTTGCGTATGATCCTTGACTCTTTTGTTTCTTTTTACCAACTTCATCTATATATTCTACATATACATAATATTTGTCATTTCTTTTTCTTATAAAACTACTTAAGATTTTTTTCATTGGTAACCCTCCTAAAAAAAAGAGCAGCTGGTAAAACTGCCCTGATGTTTATATTTATTATTTATTATTTTTTTAAACTCTGATGTATATATACATCATCTGCATATGTATTTACTATTTCATTAGCAACTATATTTCCATTTTTTATTCCTTGTATAGTTTTACTATTCAATGTAAATGATACAACTTTTTCTTCTTTGCCATTATCCATATCTGCAACAGCCCAGTAATCTATTTTATCAAATTTATCACAGCCTTGATTTTTTATAAGATCTTCTACGTTATAACCATTTTGGTCAATAGTTAATTTATTAGTAGTAGAAGGTTTAATTTTAACTTTTATCACTAAACCGTTATCGTCTGTTTCATTTGATTCTAGATACTCACCATGTAAAATAGTATATTCTCCCTTATCATTAGAGCCACTGCTGGAGCAACCTGATACTCCAATACACATAATAATACATAGCATTATACTTAATATTTTCTTCATAACTCTCCACTCTCCTTTTTTATTTTGCATTAAAACCAGCATTAAAGCCAGCATTAAAACCAGCTTTAAAACTAGGCATACCAGCTATAATTATCACTAGAACTACTATAACTATTAATGCAATAATTGCTTTCTTTTTCACGATATCCCTCCTATATATTATTTTTCTTAAATTGTAGCATATATTAACATATTTTACCTTTATTTGCAGAAATTTATATAAAATATTCCAAATACTTTTTGATTGGTGTATAATATAGTATAAGAAAAAATGTAGAACATTTGTTCTATGAAAATATTTTGTTTATAAGGGGGATAAAATGGAAAATAAAAAGAAAGCTTCAATGCTGGGTGAGAAATTTTTAAAAAGATTAGAAATTATCGCTATGCTTACAGAGAAAAAACAAAATATTAATCAGGAGAAACAAAAATAGAATTATTTAGTAAAAAAACAGGTGAATAAAAACGTAAAAAACTTAAAATAATAAAAAGGAACTAGAGATATAACTCTAAGTTCCTTTTTTTATATTTTTTATAAATTTAACCATATTCTCTAGATCATCACTGCTAATCCCATTAAATATCTTTGAAAATTTCAAGACATTTATAAATTCATCTTCAGTTAAATCTTTGGTAGATATTAAAAATTCTATAACTTTATTAAATTGTTCATCGGTAAGATTTTCAGTAAGTTTTTCAACTGCTTCTAACTTTTTTAATTCTTTTTTAAAAGGTCTTTCTTCAGAAGCACCTACTAAATAATCAGCAGATACATTAAAAAAATCAGCTAGTTTAAAAAGTGTCTCAACATCATATTTTCTAAAATCTTTCTCCCAACTATTTATTGTTTGTTTAGAAACTTTTAAGTAATCTGCTAATTCTTGCATAGTCATTTTTCTTTCTAATCTTAAATCTCTCAGTATTTCCCCTTGTGTTGGCATGGTTTTTCCTCCTCTAAGTATCATATACATATATTATTAATAATTATACGCAACGTATACCTATACCTTGCAATTATACCATTTTGTTTATTTTTTAGCTATTAAATATACTGCAAAATACAAAAAGAGTACAAAAATATAAGAAAATTTATAAAAAACATATTGACAGCATACTTTTTGAGTACTACAATTAAACTATAAAGAAAAGAGGTGACAACGAAATGATGGTAAAATCTTACAGAAGATTTCATAATATGACACAAAGTGATATGGCTAACGTTTTAGGAATATCTACAATGAGCTATTGTAGAAAAGAAAATGGAGAAAGAGAATTTAAACTATCTGAAGCTAAAACAATCGCTGACCTTTTTGGATGTACAATAGAGGAAATTTTTTTTACAAATAATGTCTACTCTAAGAGTATTAATTTAAGTCAGGCATTGTAAAATGTGTACACCTAAAGTAAAACAAAGTAAAGAAAGGAGATTGAAATATGGATTACATAAACGAAATGAACAACTTAGTACAAAGTATATCATCTAGAGAAGTAGCAGAAATGATGGAAGTACAACATAAAAATTTAATATCAAAAATAGAAAAACATACTGAAATATTAGAAAAAGTTAACGAGCTTAATTTTAAGCTGGTTGATTTATGGCAACTAAGTTCTTACAAAGATGCAAAAGGTGAAACAAGAAAAGAATATCAAGTAACTAAAAAAGGCTGCGAATTTCTAGCACATAAAACAACTGGAGAAAAAGGGGACTTGTTTACCATAAGATATATGAATAAATTTGAGGAAATGGAACAGTACATAAAAGAACAACAAGTACCTCAGTTAACAGAAAAACAAATGCTGCAGTTACAAATCCTAAATGGTGATGAAATGGAGAGAATAGGAGCTTTAAAACAATATGAGGGAGTTATAACTAAACCACTAATAGACACAATAGAAAAACAATCAGATGCGATAAATGAATTGAAACCACATGCAGAATATGCAGAAAGAGTTTTAGAAGATAAAAAAACATTATTAACTCCAACTCAAATAGCTAAAGATTTTGGAATGGCTGGTAAAGCATTAAATGCATTACTCCATGAGTTAGGAGTTCAATATAAGCAAAATGGTCAATGGCTTTTATATGCTAAGTATCAAGGTAAAGGATATACAGGACCATATCAACCAGATATACCAAATGCTAAACCTCAGACAAGATGGACTCAAGCTGGTAAAAAGTTTATCCATGACATTTTAAGAAAAAATGGCTATAAAACAATTTTAGAAAATCAACAAGAACAACAAAGATTTGACTTTAACTAAGGGGGCTTAAATATGGAAGATAATAAAAAACTAAGTTTCACATACTTTGGTGATATAAGAATAGAGAAAGCAAATGTTAGAGTGATAGAAATAGGGGCTGGAAGTCTTAAATTTGCAATAGATGAAAGATATCCTCATTACATAAAGGTTTATATAGGTGATAACTCTGACGAAGGATTCGAATACATTGACGATATATTAGGGATAGATCAAAAAATAAATGATGATGAATTTATGACAATAGTTCTTAATTATTGTGTGCAACATGTAGAGTTTATAACAAATAAAGCGATGGAAGAAAGAGTTCAAAATTACTATAAAAAGCTAGAAAAAGAGAATAAAAAGGTAAAACAAATTTTATCACAGTATACAGATGAACAGTTATTAAACGAAGTTAACGAAAGAGGACTTTTAGGAGGTAACTAACATGGCAACTTACATAAAAACAGAACATTTCTTCAAAAGAGAAGTAGAAGCAGTAAGTGATATTTTAAGAGCTAGAGGATATAAGGAAGAATGGAGCATAATAACTCCTTTTCAGCAAGAGATAAAAATGTTCCACGTATTACAAAACAAGTTTGCACTACTTAGAAAACAAGGCAATAACACAGTAGTAGATTATTCGAGATAGGGGGCATATATGTTAGCAAAATACATAGCAGTAGTAATCATATTCGATTTAGGCTTCTTTTTAGGAGCTTGGTGGCACAGCATACATAATTAGGGGGTGAAAGTATGGCAAGTGAATTTGAAAAGATGTTAGTCAGAAACATGGACCAAGGCGAACTACTTCAAACGATATCAGAAAGAATTGACTTAGTTGATATCGTTGAAAAATTTCGTTATAGCGAAGACTATGCACCATGTGAATATCTAACAATAGAACAATTACAGGAGTATCTACATTGTGGCCGTAGCTATGCTTTACAGGTAGCAAGATACGGACTTAGCACAGGAGAATACACAGTAAATCATATGGGGAGAAAGTATCTAGTAGACAGAATAAGTTATGACAAATATGTCAAAAGAAAACTAGGAAAGTCTTTAAAGGAGGTGGTTAGATGAGAAAAATAATAATCGCAAATAAGGTAACCGTTACAAGGGAAGAACTACAAACATTAGCTAGTAAATATCCAAACATGACTGTAAAGCAACTTATAGAGTTAATGAACTCAAAATGTAACTGGAGATAAGGGGGAATAACAAATGAAGAGTAAAAAACAAATCTATGAAGATGTAAAAGAGCTTGTTGAAGCTCAAGACAAAGAAAACTACTTAGCATACTACAAAATATTCTTAGACAACTCAGGAAGAACTGACATACCAACAGAAGAAAAAGAAGCTATTATCAATCAAGCATACAAAACTTATAAACGACAATCAGAAAAATTATACGACATCTTAGATCATGCATACCTAGATTTTATCGCATAACAAAATAAGCTATCTAGGGGTACCAAATCTAGATAGCTATAAATCAAACACTATATGTAATATAAGATACTTAAATTATACCATAAGAGGGGGATAATATGAAGTTAAAATTACAGTCAGAAGGAGTAAAACAATCCGACATAAAGACATTAGAACAAAGATTATTCCTAGTTAGACTATACAGAAATACTACTGACCCAGAAGGTAGACTAGGATTTATAGAAGGAGCAGAATTTGCTCTAAGAAATAGAAAGTTTATGACATTAGATATATTTAAAGAACACTATAAAGACACATTAAAACAAATAGGAAATAGAAAACATGATAGTTACGAAAGCAGTTTATTATATGCTTTACGACTTAATATAGAAGAGTTAGAGATAAATAAGGAAGGTGAATTTTAATGACTAAAGCAGTACAAAGAACAAATGGTGCATTAGCACTTGCAGAATGCACTCTAGAAGGTGGACAAGTTTTAAACGTAGAAACAGTTAAGAATTATCTTGTAAGAGGTAACGGAGACATAACAGACCAAGAAACATTGATGTTTATCGAGTTATGCAAAGCTCAACATCTTAATCCATTCATAAACGAAGCATACTTAATTAAATTTGGAACTCAACCAGCACAAATAGTTACTGGTAAAGATGTATTCGTAAAAAGAGCTTATAAAAATCCTAACTTTGAAGGAATGAAAGCTGGAATAGTAGTTTTATCTAATGGAGAAATGAAATACAGAGAAGGCAGCTTAAAAGCACCAAAAGAACAATTAATCGGTGGTTGGTGTGAGGTATATGTAAAAAATATGAAATTTCCAATTAGATCAGAGGTTTCTTTAGAAGAATATAGTAAATCACAAGCAACTTGGAAACAGATGCCGTGTGTAATGGTGAGAAAATGCGCTATGGTGACTGCTTTAAGAGAGGCATTCCCAGAAGATTTACAAGGATTATATGATAGCTGTGAAATGAAAAATGTACCTGATAAACTTCCACAAAAAGAAGTGGTAATAGGTAAAGCAACAAGTGAGCAAAAGAGAAAGTTATTAGCAATGGCAGAAGTAAAAGGATTATATAGCCATGAAGATGCTAAAGATACATCAAAGCTTGAATATTTCTGTAGTAGCAACGGATATGACCTAAAAGATTTGAAGTTTGAAGAAGTGGACGAGCTATTACAACTACTAACAGATTATGAACCAGTACAAGATGTAGATTATACAGAAGAACCTATAGAGGAAGATAACGGGCAGATAGAAGGGCAACAAGTAATGGATATGTAGCTAGGTTGGGGAGCAATCCCCTTCCTAGAAAAATAAAGGAGGTTGAAACATGGCAAAATACAGAGCGATACAAGTAGACTTTTGGGAAGATGGATTTGTATTAGATTTAACACCAGAAGAAAAGTATTTCTATTTATATCTTCTAAGCAACTCTAGAACAACACAATGTGGATGCTATGAGCTACCTTATAAGGTTGTAGAAATGCAAACAGGATATAACAGAGAAACAGTACAGAAATTGTTAAAAAGATTTGAAGAGTACGGAAAAACAAGTTACAACGAAGAAACAAAAGAAATACTTATAAAAAACTGGCATAAACATAACTTTTCTAAATCTCCTAAAGTGAAAAATTGCATCTTAAAAGAAATTGAAAAGATAAAAAGCAAAGACTATAAAGATTATTTATATAGAGTATGTATAGAGTATGGATACCCTATTGATACAGTATCTATAGACTATAAAAATAGTAATGATAGTCTAGATAAAGACTTAGATAGTCTAGACATAGACTCGGGGGAAAAAGAAAAAGAAAAAGAAAAAGAAAAAGAAAAAGAAAAACAAAAAGAAAAACAAAAACAAAAAGAAGATACAGTATCTCCTGAAAAAAATGTAAGTAAGTTGGTAGGTAATGATTTAAAAGAATTTACTAACCTATTTGAAAAGAATATAGGAACGGTAAATCAATTAATAGCTCAATGGCTTATAGAAATGACGGAAACTATAGATTATCCGTTGTTTAAAAAGGGAGTTGAAATATGTACTGAAAAAAGTAAAACCAACTGGGGCTACCTAAAAGGCATAATAAACAACTGGATCAATAAAAATATATACACTATGGAACAATTACAAGCATACAAATTGCAACAAGAGCAAAACAAGCCTAGACAGCAAGATGAATTAAATAAACAAGATCTAGATTTTCTAGACAAAATAGATGAAAAATTCGGATTATAAGGAGGTAAAAAAAAATGGATGCAGTTTTATTGGATAGATTAAAAGCTACTTTGGAAAAACATGCTCCAGAACCAGCAAAATATGATTGTCCTAAATGTGAAGATAGAGGATATATTTTTAAAATACAAGATGGATATGAAGTGGCTGTACCTTGTAGCTGTTTAGAAAAAAGACAAAGTATCGAAAAATTAGCCTTAAGCAACCTTACAGAGGTTTTTAGACAAAAGACGATTAATTCCTTTAAAGCTGACAAGGAATGGCAAATAAAGGCAAAGAACGAGGTTTTACGATATATTAATGACTTCTTAAAAAAGGGAACTAATGCAAGTTTAATTTTGGCCGGTAATCCAGGTGGAGGTAAGACTCACTTAGGAGTTGGAGCTATGTTAGAACTTATAAATAACAATGTTGGGTGTGTGTATAAAGAATATATATCAATGCTGACTAATCTAAAACAAGTAAGTATGAACGAAGAAGAGTTTATCAGAGAATTAGAAAAATATATAAATCCAAGAGTTCTATTTTTAGATGACTTTCTAAAGGGAGAAGTTACAGAAGCAGACCGAAAATACATATATAAAGTTATAAATACTCGATATTTAAAAGGTAAACCAATGATTATATCAACTGAGAAAAGTTTAAAAGAGATATTGATGTGGGATGAGGCTGTTGGGTCACGAATCACAGAAATGAGCCAAGGTAATATAATAACATTCCCTAGAGGAATAGAAAACAACTATAGATTAAGAAATATCATATAAAACAAAAGATAGAAGGTGATTAACCTTCTATCGATTTTAAAAAGTCTTTCAGTATTTTGTTTATTTGACTTGATATAGTTCTATCCTCTTCGGATGCATATTGTTTTAGTTTTTCTAAAACTTCTTCATCTAGAGTTATAGCAATTTTCTTTTTCATAATATCACCTCTTGGTGGTATTATATCATGATTTCAGATAAAAATAAATCTAAAATACTTGATAAAGTATGACAAAGTATGATAAAATAATACTATCAACAAGGATGGACGGAAATAAAAATAATACAAAGGGAGCTGAGGGTATGGATACTTTAATTAGAATCGAAAATGGAGAACAATTAGTATCAGCTAGGGATTTACATGAAGCATTAGAAGTAACTGAAAGATTTAGTAAATGGTTTGATAGAATGTTAAGTTATGGTTTCGAAAAAAATGTAGATTTTGTAGCATGCAAAAAAGTTTGCGCAGCAAATCAATATGGTGGAGAAAAAGAATTAGATGACTATGATTTAAAATTAGATGCAGCTAAAGAGATATGCAGAAAACAGAGAAGAAATAAAAAGGCTGGAAAATTACTAGAATATTTTATGACTATTGATAATAAGGAAATAATTATTATAGAGCCAGAAAGAAAAGAAATAGAATTTGGAAAAATGCTTGATGTAATAACTGGATTTGAATGGCAAAAACAATATTCAATAGATAATGGAAAATATAGATTAGACTTTTATTTAGAAGATGTATTAATAGTAGAATATGACGAAAAATATCACGAATATCAAAAGGAGGAAGACGAAAAAAGAATAAATTATTGTAGGGATTGGTTAGCTACTCATAAAAAAGATAGTTATGATGATGGTTGGAGATGTCCAGTAATAAGGATTAAAGAAGGCGAAGAACTTAATGGATTAAATAGAATAATAAGACATTTAGCAGGGTTTGAATTATTCGACACGCAATATAACTATAATTTAGACGTATGTGATATAAAAAATAAATAAATAGCCTAGGAGTTAAATTCTCCTAGGTGAAAGGGGGATAATCAAATGGCAACAAGACTATCAGATATAGAAAAAAGAAAAATAAAGAGATTGTTTAGCGAAGGAATCAGCATATTAAATATATCTTATGAATTAAACAGAAGTAAATCTACTGTTAGAAAGTACATAAACGATGCAGGACTTATTAGAGAACCAAAGGTAGTAGATTTAACAGGACAAGTATTTGGCAGACTTACAGTATTAGAATTAGATCATGTTAAAAGAAGTACTAGAAACTGGAAATGTCAATGTAGCTGCGGAAATATAACAGTAGTAAGAGAAAGTAACCTACTGCATGAAATAACCAAAAGTTGTGGATGCATTAAAAGAGAATCTAAAAAGCCTAGTAAGATAGAGGTACAAAAAATAGCCCCTAGACGTAACAGCGGTGGTGCATTTTTCTTACAAGCTGGAGAAATAAAACTAAAAGGCAATTATGAAAGCGAGAAAAAATGCAGCAAAGTAAAAGAATACAAATTATCACCTCAGGAATTAGAAAAATATCTAAAAGAGTTAGAAACAAAAGAGATTCAAAGAAGAAAATAAGGAGGGAGAATATTGAAAAATATAATCACAGTAAAAAATATAAAAACTGGTGAAGTATTAGAATTTACAGGCCAAAATGCAGTAGCGAAGTATCTTACAGGTGTATATGGCAAGAAAATATACGCTGGAGCTGTAGCATCAGCTATAAGACAAGACGTTCCATATAAAAATACATGGGAAATAAATTTTATAAAAAATGCTAATAAAAAAATATGCGAGTATTGTGGCAAAGAATATACAAGCAATAGAGCCAATCAAAGATTTTGTAGTAATACTTGTAGAGAAGAATATCGTGCAGAAGAAAAAAGAGGACCAGCGATAAACAGTGAGGCGAAAATAACAAAAGACAAAGAAATATTAGTACATAAATTAGTGACAATGTTAGAGCCATTAAGAAAATAAGGAGGAAGATTATGAGCGAATACCTATTACAAATGAAAAATGTAAACACTGGAGAAATAATAAAATTCGAAAGCAAAAAAGATGCAGCAGACTATCTTTCAGGTGTCTACAATAAAAAAATACATGAAAGTATCGTGTCAGGAGTTATAAAACAAGAAAAACCTTATAAAAAAACATGGGAAATAAATCTAATAGAAGGTGGAGATATAAGAGTATGCGAGTATTGTGGCAAAGAATACAAAAGAAAAAACAAAAAACAAAGATTTTGCAGTAATTATTGTAAAGAACAATACATTGTAGTACAAAGAACAAAAGATACACCATTAGTAGCTATGGGAAATAAAGACAAAGAAAAATTAGTACATAAATTAGTAACAATGTTAGCACCATATAGAACAGCAAAATAGGAGGGGAGCAAATGTTAAGAAATTATAAAGCAAAACCTGTAATAGCTACAAATATAAAGACAGGTGAAGTATTAGAGTTTCAAAGTCAATATGCATTAGCAAGATACTTTACAGATTTATACGACATAGAAAGTTCTAGCAAAAATGTAGGTAGATTAGCAAAACAAAAGAAACCTTATCGCAAAACTTGGAAAATACAATTTAAGGGGGAAGACAATGGAGAGATATCAGCTAAATAAAAATAAAGAAGGGTACACAGATTTAACGGCGCTAGAAGGAATTAAGAGAGCAGATAAAGGCAAAACAAATAAACCTAAGACAACAGAAGCACAAGAGCAAAAGAGCCTTATAGAGTGGGCAAAATGGCAAGAAAAGAAATATCCAGAGTTAAAACTTTTATACCATTGTCCTAATGGTGGAACTAGAAATAAAATGGAAGCTGCAAATTTAAAAAGACAAGGTGTAAAAGCTGGAGTGCCAGATTTATTCCTACCAGTTCCTAGAGGTAATTCTCATGGCCTATTTCTTGAAATGAAGGTAGGTAGAAACAAATGCACAGATAATCAAAAGAAATGGATTAGGGCATTAATGGAGCAAGGATATGAAGTAAAAGTGTGTTATAGCGCAGTAGAGGCTATTCAGATTATTAAGAGATATTTGGGAATATAGATATGGAATTTGAATGTGAAAACCTAACAACTCTAGGATGCCCAAGAATGGATTCAGTAAAAGAGTTAATGCTACTGGAACAAATAGAGAATAACGAAGAACTGGATTTAAACGGAGTTTGTAAGAATCAATGCTGTAAAGACTGTGATAATCTTAATAAATGTGGTTATACATGTGGCAGAATTAGTTGGAAGGATCCAGTAGAAGAATTTAAGCAAAAAGAAATAAAGCAAGTTGATTATGAACAACTAAGTTTTATATAGGAGGATATAAAGAAATTGAATACAGAAGAAAAAAACAAATTAGCAGAAGAAAATTTAGGATTAGTTTATTTAGTTGTAAACAAAGAATTTACTTATGAAAAAACTACAGAAAGCGATAGAGAAAACTACATAGAAGAAGGTATGATTGGATTAGCAAAAGCTATTAATACATTTAATCCAAGTAAAGGTGCTAAATTTAGTACATATGCTTATACATGCATAAAATTTGAAATAAATAGCTATGTAAGAAAGAAAAACAATCATAAAAGAAAAATAAACTATGTTTGTAAAAATTCAATAGATGAATATATAAAAACTCACAAAGATATTTTAATGGATACGAAAGATGCTTATTCTTCTTTAGTAAATAGAGATGAAATATTAAATATACTTGGAAAGATGAAGATAAAAAATATAAAGTATATCACTTTAAAACGTGCAGAAGGTTATACGTATGAAAAAATAGGTAATAAAATTGGAGTTAGCAAAGAAACAATACGAGCAAGATTGAATAAAGCTAAAAAAGAATTAATCGAATTAGGAATAACTGCATAAGGGAGGATAGTATGGAAGAAAAATACATATACAAGTGTGAATATTGCGGGAAAGTTTACGACTGCAGAAAGCAAAAACATTATACGATTGACATTCCTGGAGAAAAGTTTTTAAAACAAACTTGCAGTTTGAAATGTGCAGAAAAGTATAAAGATAGATTAATAGAGGAAACAGAAAAAAGATGCTTAAATCTAAGACAAAATACTAAAATTGTTGAATATTGCAAGGAGGGAATATGATAAAAGCACAAAGAGAAATGCTAACAGTTAGTGACCAGTTATGTTTATTTTAGGAGGTGATTAATTGATATTAGCAAGATACAAAGAATTAGTCGAACTGGCTAAGAAATACATAGAAAAGGGATATAAACCTATTGATGCTATTAAATTAGCTGAAAAGGAATTGGAGGAAGATTATGAGAGAAATTAAGTTAAGAGCATGGGATATTGAAGCAAATGATTGGGCATACGGAACATTAAATATAAAACGATTTAGATTTGATATCAAATGCGATATCTATGGTCAACTCGTTGAAGGATATGGAATTGATGGGCTAATCAAAGAAGAAACTATGAGCGAATACACAGGATATAAAGATATTAATGATGTGGAAATATACGAAGGTGACATAGTAGAAACAACTAGAACTTTAAATCATATCGTAGGAGTAGTAACCATGATTAAAAGTTGTTGGTATATACAAGATGGAAAAGATAGTTATTACAGACTTATACCTAGATTTGGGACTGCTGAGAATAAAATTATAGGAAATATATACGAAAATAAAGAACTACTGGAGGTGGAATAATGGAAGATAGAAAAGAGTTAATAAAAAAAGCATTACTAACAATAAAAAAAGAATGTAGTAGATATGATGAATGCGAAGATGGACAATGCATAGTATTGGAATTACTGCCTAGTCTTGATATATGTCCGTTATACCATAATAGTCCAGAAGATTGGGAGATAGAAGAACATGAATAGAGCAATAGCAGATGCAATAATTATAGTGGTTATTGGTGCATGGATAGTAAGTAGATTATGCATGTAAAATACAAATAATTGACATAAAAAAAGGAATGCTTTCACATTCCGACAAATTCCTTAATAATATTATAACAGGAGTGTGGGAGCATGGCAATATTAAATGTAAGTGAACAAGCAAAAGAATTAGCTAAGGAAGTAGTATTTGAAATAAAAAAACAACAAAAAGACAAAAGATTACACAATACTAAACTATTAATGAAAAACTACGACAAACTAAAAAATCATATAGAAAAAGTTAATAGCGATGGCTTCAAAGGATATTTTGGAGAAGAATTACAAGATGCACTAGAAGAAAATGATATATTTCTTAACAGTGTACTTAGAACAAAAGCAAGAACAGCACAAATGGTTTCTTGTATAGATATATCATTAGAAATATTAGCTGATGAATACGAAGAAAACGGAACTTATTACATATACGATGCTTTTCATATGTATTACATAGAAAAAATTACATATGAAGAAATAGCTGAAAGACTTAATACAGGCAAGAACACTCCAGCAAGATGGGCAAAAGAGGTGCTAAATAAGTTAAGTATCTTATTATGGGGAGTTGAAGCATTGGGGATTTAATAGGGAATACATGGGGTTTTCGTGGGGGTTTACCAGTAATATAATGATAGTATAGAGAAAGTATAATTTAAGGGTACTTCTTTACGAACTCTTATTGAATGTCAGATAGCCTGGTAACCTATTTGACTAGTATAATTGCTACAGTTTTTTAAAACATTGGTTTTTTCTTGGCACAGACTTGTGCCCTCCTTAAGTATTAAGTATATAATTAACAACTTAGTTATGACAGGAAATGGCTGAGGGTGAAACCTCAGCAACGTGCAAGTAATGGAAATCACTCCCCCATGTGATACAGGTTCGAATCCTGTAGCTTGCTAATTGTAATTACTATCATACAACAACAGAAACAGATTTTAATCTCATACTCAATTTGAAAAAGAGCCCTTCATGGGCTCCTTTTGTTGTGCAAAGAAAGAGTTGATCTAAATGAGTAGAAAAATATTTCAAAGAAAAGAGTATTCAATTTATAGATGCAGTGACGGATTTGTTGTACATAATACAAACAAGAAATTTGAAAACGGACATACACATGTAAATAATTTTTATAAAGCTAAGATACTGGTTATTATGGCTATAAAAAGAGAGATTGACGATAAACTAAGTAAAAGAGATATAGAAAGTCTTATTAGATTAACAAATGATAATAGATATAGAAATAAATTATTAGAATTAGAAAGGAGTGGTATTAAGTGAAACTAACTGAAAAACAGAAAGCATTTTGTGACTATTATATAGAATCACTTAATGCTACTGAAAGTTATAAAAAAGCTTATAATTGCACTAATGAAACTACAGCAAGGACAAATGGAGCTAAAAACCTTCAAAAACCTTTAATCAAAAAATACATAGAAGAACAATTAAAACAAATGAAGTCAAATAGAATAGCAGACGCGACAGAAGTATTGGAATACCTTACAAGAATTATAAGAAATGAAGAAACAGAAGAAGCTGTATTGACAGTAAATACAGGTGATTTTACAAGTGAGGTGCGAAAGGTCCAAAAAGAAATTTCGGCTAAAGATAAAATAAAAGCTGCTGAGCTTCTAGGTAAAAGATACGGCTTATACACTGAAAAAGTAGAAGTAAATGGAGACATGGGAGTTAAAATAGTTGATGATATCCCTGATGAAGAATGAAACTGACAGAATTAATCGCTCCAAGTTTTTATAAAGTACATCATGATATAAAACAAGGTAAACATACACATTACTGGTTTAAAGGTGGCCGTGGTAGTACTAAATCATCATTTATAGGTACAGAAATACCTCTTAATATGATGAAGGATGCTGAAAAAGGAATATATTCAAATGCTGTTATTTTTAGGCGAGTAAAAGATGTTTTAAGAAGCTCAGTATTTGAACAGATTTTATGGTCCATAGAAAAACTTGGCGTTACAAGCAAATGGAAAGTAAGTTACTCTCCATTGAAGCTTACTTACATACCTACAGGCCAAGAAATACTTTTTAGAGGTGCTGACAATCCTAAAAAAGTTAAATCTATAAAAGTATCAAAAGGATATATAAAATATATATGGTTTGAAGAAGTAGACGAATTTGAAAACTACGATAAGATAAGAAATATAAATCAATCTCTTATGCGTGGTGGACCTAAGTTTTTTGTATTTTATTCTTTTAACCCTCCAGAATCACAAAGAAACTGGGCGAACATGGAAGTATTAGACGAAAGAACAGATAAATATGTGCATCATAGCGATTACAGAAGTGTACCGAAAGATTGGTTAGGAGAACAATTCATAATAGAAGCTGAACACCTTAAAAAAGTAAATGTAACGAAATATGAACATGATTATTTAGGTGCTGTTACTGGTACAGGTGGAGAAGTATTCTTAAATGTAACAATAAGAAAAATAACTGATGAAGAAATAAAGAACTTTGATAGATTAAAAAGAGGGCTTGACTGGGGATACGCACAAGACCCATTTGCTTATATTGTTATGAATTACGATAAAACAAGAAAAAGATTATATATATTTAAAGAAATATATCAAACTAGATTATCTAATTCAAAAGCAGCTGAAAAAATAAAACAATTAGATCCTAATCCAAAACTTATTATTGCAGACTCAGCTGAACCTAAATCTATAAAAGATTTAAAGGACTTAGGCTTAAAAGTAAGAGGAGCTAAAAAAGGGCCTGATAGTGTAGACTATGGAATCAAATTTTTATCAGAAGAAATAGAAGAAATAATAATAGATAGTGATAGATGCCCTAATACGGCTAGAGAGTTTTTAGGATATGAAACTGAAAAAGATAAAGATGGAAACTTTAAAGGTGAGTATCCAGACAAAAACAATCATACAATAGATGCAGCAAGATATGCTATGGAAGATGAAATCAGACAAAACAGAATTAAATCTAAGAAATTAAATCTAGGAATATAGGAGGTGAGAAATTGATATTAATACCAGGATTTGAAGAAGTAAAAAGACCTATATTTATTACAGATAAAGAAAGACTGGAGCTTGATAATGTACAAAATATATTAAATGAGCATCAGTGGTTTAAATCTGAAAAATACTATAGGAATTTGAAATATTATGAAGGTTATCACGAAATATTAAATAGGACAATGGAAGACCCTAAAAAACCTAATAATAAAATAGTTGTAAACCTTCCTAGCTTCACAACAGATATAAGAACTGGTTATTTTAGTGGAGAACCTCTTACTTTTTCTAGTGAAGATGACAATACAACAGAAACAATAAATAATATCCTTGATTATAATGATTTTCAAGATGTAAATACAGAGCTTGACCGATTAACTAGTATCTACGGCCATGCTTTTTTAATTTTATATATTGATAAAGATGCAAATATAAGGTTTGCGACAGAAACTCCTGATAACATGATTATTGTTTATGACAATAGCTTAGAGAAGAATATTGTAGGAGCTGTAAGGTATTACTATTATACAGATGTATCTGATAATGAACAAAAGGTTTATATGACAGTCTACAACAAAGATATGATTGAATACTATAACGGCGAAGTAGGAGCGCCAAAGTTAGTTGATATAGAAGAAAATCACTTTGATGGCATTCCTGTTATTGAATTTGTAGAGAATGAAAATCGTAAAGGCTGCTATGAGGATGCAATAAGTATAGTAGATGCAATAGAATCTGTTATTAGTAGTTCAGTTAATGAGATAGAGTACTTTGATAATGCTTACTTACTGTTAAAAAATTTAGCTGGGACAGAAAAAGAAGATATCGACAAGATGAAAGAAAATCGAGTTATGTTAGTTGAAGATGACGGTGATGCTGAATTTATTACAAAAACAGTAGATGATGATTATACTCAAAACTTGCTTAATAGATTAGTTAATGACTATCACAAAGTCACTAAAACACCTAACCTAACAGATGAAAAGTTTGCTGGAAATGTATCTGGTGTATCGCTTAAATTTAAATTATTTGCATTAGAGAAGGATATGGCCAAGAAAGAGAGCAAATGGAAAAAGTCAATCCAAAGAATGCTAGAGCTTATATGCACTGTTTTAAACATAAAAGGAACAAGTATTGATTACAGAACTATCAAGATAACATTTACTAGAGCATTACCAACTAATACATTAGAACAAGCTCAAATGGTTTCTCAGTTATCTGGAATAGTTTCAAGAGAAACATTATTAGCTCAGTTAGATTTTATTGAAAATCCTAAGCAAGAAATAGAATTGATAGATAAAGAGCAAGAGGAACAAATGAAAAAGTTTGATATGTATGCTGATAGTAATGTAGTTGGTGATCCAAAAGAGGGAGATAAATCTCAATGGGCAGAAGAGCAAAGTATTACTTAGGAATGAAAAATCGTGATTACTGGCATCAAAGAATGTTAGATAGAGACAAGAAAAGTAAGTTATCTGAGGACAAGGCAGTAAAGAAATTAGCTGATGCTTATCACGATTCTTATATGCAAATATCAAAGGAGTTAGATAGCTTCTATAATAAATATGCAATAGAAAACAATTTAACTTATGCAGAAGCAACTAAACTATTAACTCCAGTAGAAATGCGAGAATATGGATATAAAGTCCAAGAATTAAAACAGTTATATCAAGCTACTAAAAGTGAAGAAGTGTTAGCACAATGGAAAATAATGAGTGCTAGAGGCAAAGTAACAAGATTACAAAGTTTACTTGATGGAATAGATATAGAGCTTATAAAAAATACACATAATGTACAAATGAATATGACAGAGCATCTAACAGGAATGTATAAAAGGTCATACAAAGAAGCTTTAGCTGATGCTGGAGTAACAAACAAAGTATTACCTAAAAGAGCTATCAAAGATGCAATAAGTTATCCTTGGAGTGGTAGACAATTTAGTAGCCGTATATGGAGTAATAAGACAGCTACAATGAATAACATAAAGGAAACACTAACAAAAGAATTAATACAAGGAAAATCAGTACAGAAAATGGGACAGGAGCTAAGGAAATTAGAAGGCGTTAGTAAGTATCAAGCTGAAAGGCTTATACGAACTGAGACCAATTTTTTTATGACCAAAGGCCATGTTGATGGATATAAAGACAATGGAGTAAAGGCCTTAGAGATATGTGTTGCTTATGATGAGAGAACATGTGCTGACTGTGAAAGCATGGATAGGGAGGTGGTTAAAATCGAAGAAATAAGTTATGGTAGTAATGTTCCACCATTTCATTGTTTCTGTCGAACCTAATATTACGTTGTACCGTAATTCCAGTTGTAGATTATAAGGAGGGATAAAATGTTTAAAGGTTTAAAAATGAATTTACAGTTAATGGCTGATACTGGAGCTGGTGGAGGAACACCAAGTCAAACAGACGGTGGAGATAACACTGATGCTGGAGCTAGTGAAAGCTCTAATACAGGAGGAACAGATAATCAAACGCCTTCATTTGACGATGTATTAAGTCAAAATAACTATAAGGCTGAGTTTGATAAAAGATTAAAAGAAGCTATACAAACTGCTCAAACTGAGTGGGAAACAAAGCAACAAGAAAAAATAACAGAAGCTGAAAAACTTAAAAAAATGAATGCTGATGAAAAAGCTAAATATGAGCAAGACAAAAGAACTAAAGAGCTAGACAAAAGGGAAAAAGACATAACTACTAGAGAGTTAAAAGCTCAAGCTTATGAAACATTAGCAGAAAAGAATTTACCAAAAGAGTTAATTGATGCTCTTAACTTTTCAGATGCAGAAACTTGCAATGCTTCTATTGAAGCAGTTGAAAAAGCCTTCCAAAATGCCGTTAAAAAGGCAGTTGATGATAGATTAAGAAGTAAACCACCAGTAAAACCAGCTGAACAAACTAATGGAGATGTATTTGGGTTTAACTTCACAGGTGTAAGGCCTAGAAAATATTAGAAAGGATGATGTAAATGACAGTAAATTATGCAGAAGCTTATAGCAGAGAGCTTGCAAATGCTTATCCATATGTCTTATACTCAGGAGCATTATGGAGCAACGAAAATACAAGAAAATACAAAATAGTAGATGCAAAGACTATAAAAATACCACTTTTATCTACTGGAGGTAGAGTTGACGGAGATAGAACTAAAATAGGTGATTTCTCTCAAAACTTCTCAAATGACTGGGAGACTAAAACACTTACTAACCATAGAATTTGGCAAACACTAGTGCATCCACAAGATGTAAATCAAACTAATATGGTAGCATCTATAAGTAACATTACAAAAGTAATGAATGAAACTAAAAAGTTTCCTGAGCTAGATGCAATGATGTTCTCTACTATATATAGTTTAAGAAATGCACAAAAAGCAATAACTGCTGAAACTGCTGATTTAACAGCAAATACAGTATTGACTAAATTTGATGCTATGATGGATGCTATGGATGAAGCATTAGTGCCAGTAAGTGGAAGGGTTTTATATTGCGATACATATACAAAAACTTTAATTGACAATGCTATAGCTATAGTTAGAAACAACGGAGATAAAAAACTAGCTAGAAATGTATCAAGAATAGAAGAAGTTGATATAGTTTCTGTACCAACAGCTCTTTTTAAAACAGAATATACATTTAATGATGGTAAAACATCTGGACAAACTGATGGAGGATTTGCAGCTAAATCAACTGCTAAAGATATAGCAATGATATTATTGCATCCAAGTGCTATATTACCTATAGTTTCTTATTCATTCGCACAACTTCAACCACCAAGTGCATTATCACAAGGTAAATATGTATACTTTGAAGAATCATTTGAAGATGTATTTATCTTAAATAAAAGAGTTGATGCGATACAAATATGTGTTAAAAAATCAGATGCTTAATAGGTAATTTAAATGGATATTTCTAAGATAAAAATAAAATTAGGTTTGCAAGCCGATGATTCACAAGATGAATTGTTGGCTATTTTATTGTCAGATGCTATAAATTACATGAGTGTGTATATAGAAAGCCCTACAATACCCACTGAGCTTGAATTTATAGCTGAGGAAGTAGCCATAAAAAGATACAGAAGATTAGGAAGTGAAGGGATATCTACGGAAAAAATAGATGTCCTTTCGACTTCTTACAAGTCTGATGATTTTTATGAGTATAAACCACTGCTAAAACAATATAAGGCAAACAATACAAGAATAAAGAAGCTAAGGATGTTATAAATGGATTATAGAGATAGTGCAGTTATATATAAAAAAGAATTAATTGAAGATGGTTTAGGTGGCTATACTACAAAAGATGTAGGAATTAAATCTATTAAATGCAAAGTAGCACCTTTTACTATTAGTGAAATTGATTCGGCTGGAAGGTTAGCGACTTATTCTAAAAATAAATTGTTTACACAAGAAAAGCTGGATAAATTACTGGATCTTGATGAAGATTTTTATATTTTATATGGAAATAAACATTATAAAAAAGAATCAGTTGCTGACTATAATAAATGCTACATGATTGTTATGGAGCGTGATGAAATTGGAAATTAAAATAACCTCAGATGCTGGAAAATTACTAAGAAAATTCAATAACACTGATACAGTTGAAAAAGATGTAAGTAAATTAGTAAAAGATACCTTGTATAATATCGAAAAGGATGCAAAAAGAGACTGCCCTGTAGATACAGGGCGATTACGTGGATCTATAACTACTAATATAATTTCTACTTATAGTGGTGAAGTAGGAACTAACGTTGAATATGCTGATTATGTAAACAGCGGAACTAGATATCAAGAAGCACAGCCTTATTTTGATTCAGCAGTTGAAAAGAATGAGGAAAAATTCGATGATGCACTTGATGAAATTATAGAAAGGTTATTAGAATAATGATTTCTGTAGAGTTGCAAGAAAAGTTATATGCATTATTAAGTACATTGTCTTATCCTGTGCATGATGATGTACCTAAGGGCACTAAATGCCCTTATATTAAGCTTGGTACAAATAGAGGTAATGATAATTCTAACAAGACAAATCTAGCTTACAAGGATTATCAATACATAGATGTTTTTTCAGAATACAGAGGCAAAAAAGAAGTAATGCAAATTATGAAACAAGTTAATGACTTGCTTCAAAACAAAACAATTACACTTGAAAATATGCAAGCTTTCTTGTATTTAAATTCAAGTGAAATATTAGAGCAAAAAGATGCCGAGGGTAAATATTACCACGGCATTTTGATTTACAGAATAGAAACTCAAATGAAAGGAGTGATAGTATGAAACTAGACAACTTACAATTATTAGCTGTTGAAGGCGATACTGGAGAAGTTATAAGAGGTTTAGATATAATTGTATCTGCTGGTGGTAAGGCTATAGGTGGCCAAAAGAACTGCAAATTATCTATCAAAGCTGATTCCATAGATACATCTACAAAAACATCAGGAGATTGGAAAAGAAAAATATCTGGAGCAAAAGAATGGTCAGCTACTTGCGATGGATTTTATTATACTGGAGATGAAGGTTACGATGCTGCAGTTGATGCGACATTAAATTCTACTGCAGTTGATGTAGTGCTAGCTAATAAAACAAATACAGTAGGATTTAAGGGTAAAGCTTATATAGTAGGCTTGGATTTAGATGCACCTTATGATGATGCCCTTACATATGATTTAAGTTTCGATGGAAACGGCAAATTAGAAAAAGCTAGTGCTGTTTAGGAGGAATATATGATATTAAATATAAATGGAAGAGACTATGAATTAAAATATACAATGAGAATACTTAAAAAATTATCTCAAAGTGGTTTAGATCCATACACAAATTTAGATAAAATTGCGGGAACTGTACCTAATGTAATAAAATCATTTCATTATGGACTTTTAGAAGAAAATAGTAAAATGACAGAAGCTATGGCAGAAAAATTAATAGATGCTTATGTAGCAGAAGGAAATTCTACAATAGATTTAGGAAATCTAATAGTTGATGCTGTAATGGAAGCTTTAGGTTTCAATTCGGATGATGTAATAGAAAGCAATGAAGAAAATGATTTAGAAGAAAGCGAAGAGGGAAAGTAGAACTCAAAGAGCTAATTGAGAATCTATATAAAAAGTTAGTAGGTGGTATGAAAATGCCACCTTCTTCTTTTTGGCATCTAACTATACATGAAGCTAATTTAGCACTAGAAGGCTATAAAAAGGAGCAACAAGAACAATACAATTTAAGTTTATGTTGTTTACAAAATGCTTTAGGAATGGCCTTTGGAGGGGATAAATTCAAGCCTATCAATCCTTTTGAGAGTGCTAAGAGTAAAAAAGAAGCTCATAAAGTAAGCAAGAAACAAAGAGAAGAAAACTTGGCATATATAAATAATTTATTTGAAAAATTTGGAGGTGGTGAAAATAGCAACTAAAGTTTTAAATGTAAAAATAAATGCTGATATAGCTTCCTTCAAAACTAAGATGCAAGATGCTAAAAAATCAATCCAGGATATGTCAGAAAGTATTAAAAAAGCAACTGGCAATAGTAAATTAAGTGATACATTAGGAGCTTCTGATTTTGGTAAGAAATTAGAAGAAGTAAAAACCAAAGCATCTAATTTAGGTCAAGTGTTTAAAGCATTACCTGGACCAGCTAAAGCGCTTGTTGTTGTAACTGCAGTATTAACAGTTACTAAAAAGTTATATGATGCTGGAAAACAGAGGTTTTTTGAAGGACTTAATAATATAAAAGATACAGTCTCCCCTGTGTTTCAAGGTATGCTCACCTCGATAAATGCAGTTAAAGATGCTTTTAGCGAGTTAACAGGATTTGATTTTAATCTTTCAAGTCTTATAACAACTGGAGCAAACTTTGAATCGCAAATGAAAACAGTTGCTACAATAGCTGGAAGTGTAGGGACTGAATTTGACCAGTTAGTTGCAAAAGCTAGAGAATTAGGAGCCGCAACTACATTTAGCGCTAGCCAAGTGGGCCAAGCAATGCAATACATGGCTATGGCGGGCTGGTCAACTCAAGAGATGCTTGATGGTGTACAATCTACATTGAATTTAGCAAAAATAGGTGCTACAGATTTAGGAACAGCTAGTGATATTTTGACTAAAATATTGGTCGGTTTAGTAGAAATACTATTCAAAAAATATTCGGTGAATTGCTGGAAGGCTAAGTTAATATTTTAATATTAATATGCTAATCAGCAACCAAGCCATGGAAAGCCGTAAAAGTACATGGAAGGTTCAGAGACTAGGAGAATGAATAGGCAAATAATAATTTCTCCCACGAGCGCCGAACACCTTACTATTAAGTTAAAGGTGATGATATAGTCCCATCCTCTTATGAAAGTAAGAGTTCTAGGATAAAGAGCCTAGATATAAGATAATGGATGATTTAACAGCACTTGGAATGCAAGCAAATCAAGCTGGTGACTTTGCGGATAAATTAGCTGCAACTATTACTAGAAGTAATACCGATGTAGTTTTATTCGGTGAATCTATGAAGCAGACAGGTGCTATTGCTGGAGCATTAGGCGCATCTATGACAGATTTATCAACTAGTATAGGCCTAATGGCGAATGCTGGTATTAAAGGTAGTAAAGCGGGGATGTCATTAAAAAATATGTTATCGAATATGGCAAACCCAACAGACCAACAAGACCGTGCTTTACAAGAATTAGGAATGACCGCTGACAAAACAGGAAGTTATCTAAAAACAACAGCAGATGGATGTACAGACTTAAAAGCAACGGTATCAGCATTAAGAGAAGGCACAGAAAAAATGACAAGAAGTCAAAAAGCAGCTTTAATTGCCACTGTTGCTGGTAAAAATGCTTTACCAGGAGTTATGTCATTAGTTAATGCATCAGCAGAGGAATACAACAAACTATCAGATGCGATAGATAATTCAACTTCTACAGTTAGTATGTTCAATGAAAACATGGGTATTTTAGGCCTTAAAGGTGAAGATGCTACAAAGAGAATAGAAGTTATGAAAGATGTATTTTCTAATACTGAAATTTCAGCAACTGCATTAGGACTATCAAGTAAGGATTTAGGTTATGCGATATCTTTACTAGGTGATGATTGTAAAGTTAGTACTCAATCTGTAGAGGATTTGCTTGATGTAGTAGAATCTATGGATAATGCTAGCGGTAAAGTTGATAAATTCTGGAGAAGTGTAGGAAATGCTAAAAACATAGAAATAGACGGAAAAGCAATAAATCAACTGATAGATTATAACGGAACTCTAAGCACTATAGATAATTCTATAGTTGGACTTAGTGATCATACAGTAGAATATGCTAAAAAGCATAATGAAAACTATAAAAACACAAAAGAATACGTTAAATCACTTGTAAAAGAAGGAATGACGTTAGATGATGCTAATAGCAAGCTTTCTAAGTATGGTATAGAAGCTGAAAAAATATCATTATCTACATTGTCAATGTCTCAAAAGACAGATTACCTAAGACAAGCCTTTAAAGGTATGTCAGACGAGCAAATAAAAGCTAAATTGCAAACTATAGGACTTGGAGATAGCTTTGATGAAGTTAATGAAATAGTTGATATGTCAGATGAAAAATATGAAACTTATAAGAAGAATCTTCAAGAAATCGAAGGATTATCAACTAGATTAGCTGACAGTATTGACGAAACAACTAAATCAACGTTCTTAGCATTATCAAGTGCGATAGAAGATAGTTTAATAGGTGCATTTGAAAAGATGAAACCAGCTCTTATAAGTGGTTCTCAAGCTATTACAGACTTTTTCTCAACTTGGAGAAATGGAGATAAAAACACTTATACTTTTGATGGGCTTGAAAAAGGATTAGCAGATTTAGAAACAAAAGTATCTAATGCAGCTAAAAATATACCTACTATAATAACTAATGCTATAAGTGGAGCGAACAGATTTATAAGTGGTGGTTCTTTAGATAGTTTATTAAGCATGGGTAGTAGTATAGTTAAAAATATAGCTCAAGGTATAATAAATAACAAAGATGGCTTATCTACTGCAATATCTAACTTGATATCAAAAGCCTGTAGTTGGATTCAAGAAAATGGACCTATGGTTCAACAAGCTGGGAAAGTTATCTTAGAAGCTATAGGAGAAGGTATAAGAAATAACAGAGATCAAATAAATTCAGCATGTGGTGTTATCTATGATGCGATGAATGATTGGTCAGCTACAAATGCTGAAAATATGGGTATGCTTGGTGGTTCAGTAGCAGATAAATTTATTTGGGGATTTATAAAAGGATTTACACTAGATAAATTTAATGGCTTAAAAGGTTTCTTTACTGGATTATTTAACAATAACGGAGAAGATGCTTATCAACAGTGGGGTATTTCTAGTGGAGAGCAATATACAACTGGTATAAACTCAGGACTTGAACAAAGTAAATCAACAACAAATGCTACTGCAACAGAAATAGGCGATGGTATTTCTAAAAATATAATGAATAAGTTAGAAACTATGAATACAAGCCAATTAAAAGAGTTAGAAGATGAATTAAAATCTTTACAAACAACAACTCGAAATGTAGCTAATGGCATAGGTTCAAGCTTTGGAAAGATTAGAAATACAGTCAGAGAAAATTTAGTGGGTAGTGTTAACATAGGTAGAAATCAATTTGTTAACTTAGCTAATATTATAAAAAATCAATCTCAAAATGCTAGAAACAATGCAACAAAGAGCTTTATATCACTTAGAAAAGTTATAACAACTCAAATAACTCAAGCTAGAACTAATGTAACAAGTAAAATGATATCTATTGCTAATGTTGTAAGAACACAGTCACAAAATGCACGTAACAATGCTACAAGAAGCTTTATATCTTTGCGCAAGGTTATACAAACTCAAATGGCGCAAGCTTATAGTTCAGTAAGTAGTTATATGTCTAAAATGGCATCTGCTACAAATAGAACACTTAATACAAAAGTTAATGTAACTAGAACAGTTAATACTGTTAATCAAAGTGCTAAAACAGCCAATTTAAAAGCTGTAAATACAATGGCATATTCAAACTTAGCTTATAGCGCTATAAAAGCTACAAATAATGCTGCAACTGCTAGTTTAGCTAGTGCGCCAACTGCAAACTTTGCAAGTTCTTCAAGCAGTGTATCTAGTTCTTCTAATAGTACAGCAAAAGCTACAAGAGATATGAGGATTGTAATGCCTGTATACCTTGACAGTAAGGTTATAGGCGAATCTACTGCTGATGTAGTAGATAATAAAATAAAAGTAAAAACAAGAAGAGAAAACAGAAAGAGAGGTAGATAAATGTATAAATACGGTGACATTGTATTAGACGATTTAGAAGGCTTTGGAATAAAAGAAATAGATATGCCTATGCTACCTCCTTCTGAATCTGATTCTATTGAAACATGGAGCGATAACGGAGATATTTTTAGTGGAAGTAGAAAGAAAAAACGACAAATAAGCATTAAATTTTGTGTTGAATGTGATGATAAGGATACTTATGATACTACTGTAGATGCTATAGCAGATGCTTTTGATGTAGATACTCCACAAGCTTTTTACATAGAAGATGAAGAAAAATTTATTTACTGTATTCCAGAAGATGAAGTAGAGTTCGGGGATATAGTTATTAGAGATAATAAATGTTATGGTGAGGGAAGTGTGTCCTTAATGGCATACGACCCTTATTTTTATATAGAAGAAGCTAAAATATTCGAAGGTGATAAAAAAATTATTTATTCGAATGAAGGTAAAAAGCC